TACAATGTTACCTGGAATTGGGAAATACGGTAGTGACAGTTATAGATTGTTTTATAAAGACGAGATACCTGACAACATCGGCGACCACGAATTGAAACGTTATGTACAGGAAGAACTAAATGGCGACTTATGTTATAGTTGATACGCTTAATACTTTCTTTAGAGCTCGACACGTAGTACGTGGAGACATTGATACTAAAGTAGGTATGGCACTACACATTACACTAAACAGTGTTAAAAAGGCTTGGCAAGACTTTAATGCAGATCATGTTGTATTTTGCTTAGAAGGTCGTAGCTGGCGCAAAGACTTTTACGAGCCATACAAGCGTAACCGTCAAGAAACTCGTGATGCTATGAGCCCACGTGAAGCAGAAGAAGATAGTGTGTTCTTTGAAATCTTTGACGAGTTTAAAAACTTTGTTGCAGAAAAAACTAACTGTACAGTGATACAACATCCGCAACTAGAAGCAGATGACCTTATTGCAGGTTGGGTACAGAATCATCCTAATGACGAACATGTTATTATTTCAACTGACGGTGACTTTGCACAACTTATTGCACCTAACGTAAAACAGTATAATGGTGTAAGTAATACAATTATTACACACGAAGGTTACTTTGACGACAAGAAAAAACTTCCTGTAATTGATAAGAAGACTAAAGAACCTAAAGCTGCACCTGATCCTGCGTTTATGCTGTTTGAAAAATGTATGCGCGGCGATACTAGTGATAATGTGTTTAGTGCATATCCTGGTGTACGTAAGAAAGGTACAAAGAACAAAGTCGGACTACTTGAAGCGTTTGCTGACAAAGATACAAAAGGCTACAACTGGAACAACATGATGCTACAGCGTTGGGTTGATCATAACGGAGATGAACATCGTGTACTAGATGATTACACACGTAATGTAACACTGTGTGATTTAACCGCACAGCCTGCAGAGATTAGAGAGATAATTAATACTACTATTGCAGAAGTAGAACCTAAGAGCGTATCACAAGTTGGTATGCGTCTTATGAAGTTCTGTGCTAAATGGGATATGCAACGTATTGCAGATCAGGCACAGAGTTTTGCAGAACCATTACAAGCGAGGTATCCACAGTGAGAGCGAAAACAGTATTAAAAAATAAATTTTGGATTGTCGAAGACGGTAATACTAAAGTAGGCACACTAAGCTGGAATGACGAAAAGTATGTTTTGTCTAGTGGCAGTGATGTAAGTTTCTTTGATAGTAAAAGACAATTAGAGAAAAAATTAGGTATTAAGATTACTGAAAAGCAATCAGTTGAAACTGTTGTTGAACCTACAAAAGAAGTTTACAACTATCCTACTAGTTGTACTCCTTACAACGAAATGTATGATGTAAAGCGTAAACTGCCTTTGTTTACAAAAAGTATTAAAAGTAAGAGCTTGTATTGTGCAGGATATTATATCATACGTTTTGATAAAGGCTGGGTGCAAAGTCATTGTCCTAAACTAATTACACTAGAACGCTATGACTATCGTGGTCCTTACAAAACTGAATTCGAAATGCGGCAGGAGTTAAGTAATGCCAAGCGTTGAGCCTATTAATACTGCACCACTACAGCAGTTTATACAGCAGGTTAAAAGTGCTGATGCAGGGCGAGCAAAAGATGTTCGCCTTGACATACAAAACGCAAAACGATTGGCATTTACACTAGGTGAAGTACTTGCTAGATTAAACGGTGATCTAGAAAAACTACTCATAGACCAAGCCCGAGGCGAAAACGAAGTCATACAAATCCAGATGGACAGTGGCGCAGGTTGGAAGTAAAGCACGTAGATAACTGCTAAAAAAGATAAATATATACGTAGTTAATTAAAGGATTACGTATATGAGCAGGCCAAAGCCAACAGTATTATTAGAATACGTTAATAAGAAAAATTATAGAGCAGAACAAGTACTAGATGCTGAAGCTATCTGGGCGGTATTTTATCAGGGCAAGCCGTTTAATCTCAAAAGTTCTAACGCACTTACAAATTACCCCGGACCTAAGTACAAGAAGACTAGTTTCTCTAATCCGGGCCATGCACACAATCTAGCAAAAAAACTTAACGATATGTTCAGCACAAGTGATTTTTGTGTTGTTAGGCTTACTTCAGGTGAAGTAGTTGAAGAATGAATATTTTATGTTTAGGATGTAGCTACACAGCAGGAATGCCAGATGATTATTATAGTTGGAGTGAATTCTTAGCTACAGAACGTCCTAGTGATAATGTATATAATTTAGCAATCGGCGGGTCCAGTTTACTATTTTCAATTTATTTGTTAGAACAGTTTAAAGAAGAACTAAATCCAGATGTAATTATCTTTCAAATTACTCATCCTTATAGATTTACAGGATTTGATAAACTAAGTTTAGATTACATACAAGATAACAACTACTACAGATTAAGTCCCCACATACGCAAAGAACAAAAGATTTTTACTGTAACACCTGCAGATGTATCACCTAACTGGAGTCTAGTAGAACAAAAAATAGAATTTGCTAAAAAATACTATAAGTTTTATAACCAAGGACTAGGAATTTTAGAATATAATATCTTAAAAAATTATGCAGGAAATGAAAGTACAATTTCTTTTACATACGACGATGTTCCTAAAGAAGCAAAAGAAAATATAATTGATTCGGCAGGACATTTTAGTATCTTAGGACATGAAATTGTCGGAGAATGGATAAATGGTCAACTGGAAAGAAACCTACACAAAAATCTTTCTTAAAGAGCTAGGTAAGACAATAGATGAAACAAATGTCAAACAGTATATGCCTCTTTGGTGGAAAAATACAAGAAACAAAGGCGCAGGCGGTCTTAGACTTACAGACGAAGGTATGAATATAGTCACAGAAATAGGTTTAGCAACATACGACATTCCTTATCCAAAAGACATGCCATTAACAACCCAAGTTATTATCTTTTTAGATCAATTGATTGATTGTCCTTACTATCTTACAAATAGAAGTATTACAGTAACGAACGAAAAGAAAGCAGTTGAACTTACCCTATTTTCAGGAGACTTGCGCAAGTACGGAATAACAAAAGCAATGAAAAGACAAGAAAAAGGTTGACATTTGCTACAGTGATGTTATTATATATGTATAGTTACAAATAAGCACTGAAACTTAAGAAGGGTAATACATATGGAAAATGTAGCAACACGTACTGTTTCACCAAACAGCGCAAAAGCTTCTATTAAAACTGCAATGCGCAAGCAGCGTCCTATCTTCCTTTGGGGACCTCCGGGTATTGGTAAGTCTGACATCGTACAGCAGATTACAGACAGTTTTGACAACTCACATCTAATTGACATTCGTTTGTCACTTTGGGAACCTACAGATATTAAAGGTATTCCATACTTTGACAGCAACATCGGTAAAATGGTTTGGGGTGCTCCTTCAGAGCTTCCAGACGAAGCATTTGCCGCACAATACGACAATATCGTATTGTTCTTAGACGAAATGAACTCGGCAGCGCCTAGCGTACAAGCGGCAGCATACCAGTTGATTCTTAATCGTCGTGTAGGACAATATAAACTGCCAGACAACGTAATGATTGTTGCGGCAGGTAACCGCGAAGCAGACAAAGGCGTTACGTATCGTATGCCTGCTCCGTTGGCTAACCGTTTTGTTCACTTGGAAATGCGTGTCGACTTTGATGACTGGTTCCAGTGGGCAGTTACTAACAACATCCACAAAGATGTTGTAGGCTTCCTTACTTTTAGTAAGAAAGACTTGTACGATTTCGATCCTAAGTCTCCAAGCCGTTCTTTTGCAACGCCTCGTTCGTGGTCGTTTGTATCAGAGTTGCTAGAAGATGACTTAGACGAAAACACCACTACTGATTTAGTAAGTGGTTCGGTTGGCGAAGGCTTGGCTGTCAAGTTTATGGCGCACCGCAAAGTAGCGGCGTCTATGCCTAATCCAACTGATATCTTAGCAGGGAAAGTCAAAGAGATGACTGGTAAAGAAATCAGTGCTATGTATTCCCTTACAGTGTCTCTGTGTTACGAGTTGAAAGAAGCTTGTGACCGTGGCGATAAAAAGTTCGACGAAAAAGTCAACAACTTCCTGCGCTTTGCAATGGATAATTTTGACACTGAGTTGGTTGTTATGGGCATCAAACTTGCACTTACACAGTACTCATTGCCAATTGATCCAGATGAGGTTGATTGTTTTGATGAGTTCCATGATCGTTATGGAAAATACATTAAGGCAGCTCAGTCTTAAACAAAACAGAGTGGGTTCTTTTGAGCCCACTCTATCTTTTTCTGGTTGACAACTCTAGTAAATATGTTATAATAATAGAGTAATAAAACAAAGGACATAGCACATGTTTGACGCAGATGTAATTTTTAACCTAGACGGTAAGAAGAACTGGCAACCAGATCCAGATATCACAGAAGCCCAACTTGAAGAAATGCGTGTCGAAGTACTTGACCGCATTATTGTTGCACGAGTAGGCTTGCTACTGCGTCACCCGTTCTTTGGCAATATGGCAACACGTTTACAAATTAAGGCAGCAGACGAATGGTGCCCTACTGCCGCTGTAGACGGACGCAACCTGTATTTTAACACACAATTCTTTAATGCAATGTCAAACAAAGAAATTGAGTTTGTTATTGCACACGAAATCCTACACTGCGTGTTCGATCACTTAGAGCGCCGTACTTGGCAAGATCGTAACCTAGACCCAATGCTGTCTAATATTGCACAAGACTACATTGTAAACAATATCCTAGTGCGTGATCGCATTGGTGAAAAACCCAAAGTAGTAGATTGCTTCCAAGACTTTAAATACGAAGATTGGACTTCCGAAGAAGTATACGACGACTTATTTAAAGAAGCTGAAAAGAACGGACGAGAGTTCTTAAAACAACTAGGCGAAATGCTAGACGAACATCTAGAGCTTGACGACGAAGGTGAAGGCGGCGGTGACGACGGCGAAGAAAAAGACGGCAACGGTAATACTGTAAGCACAAAAAAGCCTAAGTATACAAAAGAAGAACTACAAAATATCAAAGATGAAATCAAAGAAGGTATGCTACAGGCAGCTCAAGCCGCAGGCGCAGGTAATACACCTGGTGCTGTACAGCGTATGATCAAAGAGCTTACAGAGCCTAAGATGAACTGGCGTGAATTGCTACGTCAACAGATCCAAAGCACTATCCGTAGCGATTTTACTTTCCAGCGTCCTAACCGTAAGGGCTGGCACACTGGTGCAATACTGC